ACTACAGCAGGTACAATTCCAATTAAAGTTAAAATAATATTTTGGTCCATAAGTTATACAAAATAAATATATAACTTATGGACATTATTCAAAATATTTTATTACAATTTGAAGTCATCAAATGCGTTCTCACTGATAGTATTATCAATACCTTTTACATAACTACTTAACTCAGTTTCTTGAGGAGCTACTTGTAGTTTTTTACTGTCATAATAACTATCCAACCATCCAGCTAATGGATTGGTTTTAGATGTTGGATACAACTTCTTATATCCTAGACTTGTTAATCTATTATTAGCTAACCATTCAATGTAATTTTTTAAACTTTCAGCAGTCAATCCAATCAAACTACCCTTACTGAATAGATAGTCTGCCCAGTCTTTTTCTGCATTTACTGCCATTTCATAAGCAGCATAAATCTTGTCTTCATTTTTAGCTACAATGTCTTGGAATCCTTCATCTGGATTATTGATCCAGTTCTTCATGATATTTTGAGTAATAGCTACGTGTAGATTTTCATCACGGCTAATAAACTTAATAATCTTACTGTTACCCTCCATCTTTCCACGATATCCAAAGTAGAAACTACAAGCAAATGATACATAGAAGATCAACCCTTCAGTAATTTGAGTAGCTAATACCGCATCAAACAATTGTTGTTTAACATCATCAGATGGTGTCAATAGTTCATCATACTTCTTACTGATTGCAGTAGCTCTCTTAACAATTTCTTTGTCTTCCAAGACACTATCAAAGAACTTGGTAGCATCTGGATAAACGTTGTTAAGAATGTATGTATAACTGTTACTGTGAATAGTTTCAAAGAAACTCCATGAATTCATACAAATTTCCAATTCACTATTGGTAACGTGCTTCATAAGTTCATGAATACTACGACTCAACATACTATCAGTCATAGTCTGAAACTTAAGGTTACTATCAAATACAAAACGTTCTTCAGGTGAAAGATTCTTATAATCACTAATATCCTTTACCAAGGAAACTTCTTGAGGTCTCCAAAAGAAATTCAACTGTTGATCATATAGATCATAGAACTTAGGATATTTGATCAAATCATATCTTTGTAAAGATAGATCTTCACCCAAGAACATTGGATTTCTTAATTGGTCTATGTTTCTTTTATTTAATACTGTTTTCATTTTATCCTCCTATTATAGAGCACAAGCTCCGCTTTCACAACCGGATTCTTGTACTACTGGTTGTTTTATTTCCGTCTTCTTTTCATCCATGACGGTTTGTTTATCACCGTCATCAGTATTAGCGTAATACAGATTCTTTAGACCATACTTGTAAGCCAATAACATGTCCTTGATTACTTCTTGAACAGGAACTTTATTCTTTTCATAACGGGATGGAATATAATAAGTATTTGTACTAATACTCATATCAGTAAATTTTTGAATGGCAGCAGCAACCTTCAAGTAACCTTCATTATTTGGCATATCAAAAGCAAAGGTATAATTGTCCTTATACTTATCAATATTTGGAATTACTACTGGCAAAATGTTACTCTTGCTTCCCTTGAAACTAATAGCACTACGTGGTGGTTCAATACCATTAGTGCTACTTTGAATTACACTACTAGACTCTACAGGCATACATGCAGTTAATGTAGAATGTCTCATACCATGTTTCTTAATGTCTTCACGTAGAGTTTCCCAATCACAATGTAGTGGTTCAGTGATGAATTCATCTACATCTCTCTTATAAGTATCAATTGGCAATACTCCTTGACTAAACTTTGTTCTGTCAAACTTCTCACACTTACCCACTTCTTTTGCCATTTCAACACTAGCCTTGATTAGATAGTAACTGGTCTTTTCCATCCACTTGGCAACAAAGTTAGGAGCATCTTTATCCCAATACTTCAATCCTTCTTTAGCCAATAGAGCAGCCAAGTTACTTACACCTACACCAAGACTACGGCGTTTCTTTGCAAAGTTTTCTGCGGCTGGTACGAAATAATCTTGATGTTCAATCAAAGCATCCAACATTCTGACAATAATATCACAGACACTTTCCATTTCTTCATCATCTTTAATTTCCAACCAATTCAAAGCAGCCAAGATACAAACACCAATTTCTCCGTTTTTATCATTAACATCAGTGATTGGAATTAGTGGATGATTAACTTCAAGACATAGATTACTGGTATCTACTTGATCCAACCAACTACCATGTTCATTTGCGTGATCAACAAACATTGTATAAATACGTCCAGTTTCAAGACGTTCTTTAGCCAATAGTCCCATCAATTCACGAGCGGGTACTTTCTTCTTGAACTTAATGTTCTTGTTAGCTTCAGCCTTTTCATACTTTTCCTTGAATCCTTCCAATCCAAAAGTATTCCATAGTGAAGGACATTCATGGTAACTGAATAGTGTAACATCTTGATTCTTCAAGAACCGTTCAAAGATTAGTTTGTCTAATCCAATACAATAGTCCAACTTACGAACACGGTTATCATCAGTACCTTGATTGTTCTTCAATACAAGAATATCTAGGATGTCATAGTGGAACCATGCAAAATTGACGGTGGCACTACCCCCTCTAATTCCATTTTGGTGACAACTCTTTACAGTAGCTTCAAACGCTTTAGCAAAAGGAATTGGTCCAGTATGCATTACTTCACCGTTACGAATAGGAGCATTTGTAGCACGTAGTCTGGATAGATTCAATCCAATGCCGTAACGGCTAGCTGTAGCAAATCCAACTGCACTGTTATTACTGAAGATACTACGTAGATCATCATCTACAGTGAATAGAGAACAACTAGCATAACTCTTCATTGGAGTTCTTACACCAGCCATAATTGGTGTAGGTAGATTGATTTTATGTTTGCTAAAGTAGTTGTAAGCTTTCTTTACATATTCAAGACGGTTTTCTTTATAGTCTTTAAAGAAAGTCATTGCAATAAGCATATATGCAAATTGTGGTGTTTCATAGATCTGTTTGGTTGATCTATTTTGTACCAAGTACTTATCACACAACTGTTTGATACCAGCATATGTAAAACCAAAGTCACGATCATGTTTTAGATATTCATCCAACTTATCAAACTCTTGTTTGTTATACCATTCTAGAATATCATCATCATAAACCAATGCGTCAATATTAGTTTTTACAAGATCATATAGTTTAGGAGGATTTTTTCCACCCCAAACATTCTTTCTCAACCTATAGTTCAATAGTCTTGATGCAACATATTGATAATTAGGCTTTTCTTCACTAATCAAATTAGAAGCCGCTTCAATCAACATTGTATGGATATCACCAGAAGACATCTTATCAAAAAATGATAGATGTGCATTCATTGCAACTTCTTCAAAACTAACACCCTTAATATCCTCAGTAGCCCATTGTAGAACTTTATTAATTTTGTCTGCGTTAAAACTTTCCAACTTTCCGTTACGTTTTTTAATGTAAATCTCTTTATTCATATAGGTAAAAAATAATTATTTGTTTAATAGAAAAAATTAACTTCAAAAAGGAAATTTTTGAAATTAAATTTTGATGTTTTTTAGTTTAACTTAATATATAAGTTTATTCATCACTGTCTTGATGAGCATTCCACTTGTTACTCATCATCTTCTTGACCAAGTTTTCTTCTTGGTTCATTTCATTGATGATGCCAATACCTTCACGGCTATTCTCAGCAAAGATCTGAATATCACCACAACCAGCATTCATTCTGGATGGGAATGTAATACCATCAGGTCCAAACCGATTTTTGATTACGTGGAAACGTGCAGTATTAGCTTGTTTGTCTGACATCTTACGGCTTAGTGACATAACAAAGTCAGCAGTCATAATCTTTCTATAACTATCTGAAATGTTATTTGCCTGAATGATATCTTCATCCATAGCAGCACGGTTACTTTGTGAAGCACTCCAAATAGGAACTTGTAATTCACCAGCTACACCACGTAGTTCTTCATAAATACCACCGGCTTCACTATAACTGTTACTATTACGTTCACTCTGAGAAGGACGTAGAATGTCAGCATAGTCAACAATAATCATATCTACCTTAGTACCAAGAGTCTGAATACGTTCAGCATGTAGTTTCAAACTATGAGCAGATACAGTCTTGATTGGAAAGTACTTAATGATCAATTTACCAGGCACTTCTGCAATCTTCTTCTTAACAATGTCAATGTTGTTACGGATGTTTTGGAAATCAATTCCAGTAAAACAAGCGTCATAACGTAGACCAACATAGTTTTCATTCAATTCCAAAGTATAATGTAATACATTTTTACCTTGACGCATTGCTTCTGCACCCATCTTGGCAAGAACCCAACTCTTACCACTACCTGCACAAGCAGTAATAATTCCAAGTTCACCACCAGCAAGACCACCATCCATGATATTATCTACTTCTGTCCAATTGGTCTTGATAGACTTACGTGCCATCATGCTCATACGTTTGTCAATATCAACCATGTATTCATGACCAATATTACGTTCCATACCAGCCTTCATGGCAAGATCAACTACATGCTTGATTTTGTCATACTGACCACTCTTCAAGTGATCAACACTCTCCATAATAGCATTCTTAATTTTCTGATTCTTACAAAATTCAAGAAACTGTTCTTTGATATACTTCAAATCAGTATCACTGATCTTTTGATAAACCAAACGAAGTTGTTCTACAACTGATTGTTTCAACAAATCATTTTCAATACTATCAACTTTAACCTTAAAGACTGCCAAAGTTGGCAGATCCTTGTATTGAAGAAAGTAACTGATTGTTTCTTTAACAATAAATTTATGCGCATCCGTCTCAAAACTATCTGGTTCCAAGATATCACTGATACGCTCAATGAATGTTTTATCTGACACCAACCCACTAATGCATTTGATTTGGAATTCAGATCCGAATTTCTTTAGGTTATCTACGATATATTTCTCACTCATAATTTATTAACTTTCAATAGACTACACTACAAACCCCCAGTTGAAAAGTTCTTTTATAGAACCATTGAATTAATTTTTCCAAACACTTCATTCAACCAGATTTGTGAATTTGGAAAATTGTTTTGCATACAATCTTCAACCAACAATTTACTAAAACCAAATCTATCCAATTTGTTAATTGGCTTTTCAATGATTTCATTAATCCGCAGTTGGCTGAAAGATTGTATTTGAGTGTCATGTAACTGCATCAGATCATAGT